AATCTTCAGTTTCGCCATGATGTTTTCGTAAGTCATATAAATACTCTCTCCTTATTTTACAATAAATCGGTGGTATATTAGCATTTAAATAAGACATTGTATACTATTTAATATCTCCCCAAGTATCTCCTAACTCACAATCAACTTTATTTGGTATTTTTAATTGAACTGCATTTTCCATAATTTCTATAATTTTATTCTTTGTTTCTTCAGAATCAACAGATATATCTACTTCATCATGTATTTGCATATGAGGTATAATTCCATTTTCATACAAAGCTACCATAGATTTTTTAGTCATATCTGCAGCAGATCCCTGTATTAATTTGTTTAAAGCTCTGTAAGTAAATGCTCTTTTTAAAAAATCTCCATATTTTTTTTTAGCTTGTTCAAGTGGAAGTGGAGTATTGACACCAAATTCAATTGGTTGCCATAAATCAAATCTACAAATTCTACCACCCAATGTTCTAATTCTTCCATCTCTTTCTGCTTTCCTTGTTGTATTATCCATACTCTTTTTAACAAAAGGAGCTTTAGTGTGGTACTGTCTAATTAATTTTTCAGCATCATCTTTCATTAAACCTAGTTCAGCCATTAATTTATTTTTACCCATACCATACATTAATCCAAGATTAATTGTTTTTGCTTGTGATCTTTCAATACCTGCCATCTTTGCAACACTTGCATGAAAATCTGCTTCTCCTGATTCGTATGCTTTTGCAATTTCATCAACACCTTCTAAATTTTGTAAGATTGCATAATGAACTAATATTCTTGGTTCTTGTTGTGAGTAATCAAATACTCCCCACTTACAATTTTCTTCCGGAATAAATATAGATCTAATCAATGGACCTAATTCTTTATGTCTTACTGGAATTTGTTGTAAGTTTGGATTATACATTGAAAATCTTCCTGTCACCGTTCCGCCATCATCAGATCGTATTTGATTTATTTCTGCATGTATTCTACCTTTGAAAGAGTGTTTTGTAATTGTATCTATAAAAGTTGTATGCGCTTTATTTATCTCTCTTGCGTTTGCAATTGATTGTGCAAGTTCATGAGGATGGTTTGCTAAAAAGTTTCTTGTAAAACTTGGAGCTCCTGTTTTTTCTGTCTTATCATATGGAAGTTTAAGTACATCAAATGCCTTTGCAATAGATGCTGCAGCCCATAATTCTACATTAACTCCTGTTAACTTGTTGATTTTTAACAATAATTTCTTTTCTTCTTCTATTAATTTATTCTTAATTTTTTCTGCTTTTTCCAAATCAACTCTTACTCCTTTAAATCTCATATCTACGAGACAAGGAAATAATTTTGTTTCTAAATTAAAAACATCCCATGCTTGTTCATTTTCTAATTCTATTTTCATACGTTGCCAAAGTTTTAATGTGGCTTCTGCATCTCTTTCTGCATACTGTCCAACAAACATAGATGGAAGTTTCCATAAATCTTTTTTAGGATTGATTCCGTATTCTTTCGCTGCTTCATTTAAAACTTTTTCATCTTTACCTAAACCACAATATTCTTTTGCTAATGTGTCTAATCTATAACTTAATCTATTTTCATTAACTAAAGATGCAGCTATCATTGTATCTACAATTGTGCCTTTAATTTCTATTCCATAAGATCTTAACCAACACACATCATAGATTGCATTATGAAATATAAATGTTGTTTCTCCCTGCTTAAATAAATCTTTCAACCAATTTAAAACTAATTTTTCATCCATATTACCACCAAGATAATGACCAAATGGATAATAACCTGACCAACCTTCTATAGCTACAGCGACACCAACTATTTTACCATTTTTAGTTACGTTCCCCGATCCTAGTTCCGTTAGATATGGATCATATGTTTCAAGATCCACAGCTATTTCTTTGTGCCCGCGTAAATCTTTTAATTCTTCTGGCATTACCCATTCCGTTTCCGGAACAAATAAAGGTTGTTGATGTGTTCGTGTCATTTATCTTTGTAATCTCTTTCTAATATCATTTCTAAATAATGTATTGCTTTTAAAATATCTTCTTTTTTTCCTTTCAATCTATGTCTACATATATATTTAATTGCATTACCTTCAGCAAAAGGTAAATTGTTTTTGTTTATAAATACAGATGGCTGTATCTTCATTAATTTATAATGTTTACCACCTACTTGTCTAAAAAATATTTTATTGCTCATAGTTTTATTGTGGTAGTTGTTGATTTAACAGGTATACGAAAAAACTGGAGTAGAGAAACCTGAACCAACTACGCCTAGCAAGAAGCTACCACTCTCCTTTATAAGTAACTTTCTCACTCCATTCTGTAACATCATATCAAATATGCCTTGTTGAAATCTCTTGGTTCTATTATGTGAAGTTCTTTTTTAGCTCTTGTGCAAGCCGTATAATATAATCTATGTAATTCATCTGGATCGTATTCATTTTGTCTTACAGCTGCTGCTGTTAAATCTGTTAGAATACAAATATTATCTCTTTCACCACCTTTAAATGAGTGGATTGTAGACATGATAATTCTAGGAGTTTTATTTATCTTCTCACCATTTGCTCTCATATTACGAATATAATTTTCTGTAATTGTATCAACACCTTCAAACGACTTATACCATACTTCGTTCGTAAGTAAACCATGTTTTTTCATACAATCAGTTATTAAATAACTTTCTTCAACTTTTAATGTTTTAGCGTCTCTATATTGTGGTACTACATAAGCTCCTAAATATTTGTATATATTTTTGATTTGTAAATAGTTTAAAGGCATACCATTTCTAAAATCTTCCCAATTACTTAATGCAACTAATAATTCTAACTTAATAGAATTAAATCCTTTGTATTGGTAATACCAACCTTGTAATTCACATAATTCTTTTACACCATCTAAAAAATAATTGGCTGATGCAAGAACTGTCCATTCTCCTTTAGACATATCTAGTTGTGTAACATCTGTATGATATTTTAAAATGCCTGTTTCTTCACGTGGTTTATAGTCTTTTTCATATCTATTCTTAATTCTTGATATAATTCTTTGTGATAATTCATGTATAGGACCACCAGGAATACGATATGATTGGTTAAGTATCTTAATCTCATCCACCTCATCTTTTAACGCTATAAAGTGATCTACATCGGCCCCAGCCCACTTAAAAATTGCTTGGTCATCATCACCTGCAATGTATGTTTTATCTGCTTTTTTCCATATATTTTTAACCATTTCCCATTGTAAATGAGATAAATCTTGCGCTTCATCAATAAATAGTACTTTAAATTGTGGTGATAAATCTCTTTCAACAAATTCTTCTATTAAATCAGTATAATCTTTTAATCCTTTTTCTTTCTTATATCTCTTTAATTCTTGATCTAATAAAAACAAAGTGTCTCTTTCTATATCTAATAAGTTGTTTCTTGAATCATAACAATCCATTAGATCAATTTTTTTAATTCTAGCTGTATTAATAATAGTTAAGTATTCATTATCTGAATTAAAGATACCATTTTCATCAGAATAAGCTGCAGTCTTTATTGGTATGTTACATTTAACACCAAACTCTTTATAATCTTCTGGGCTCATCATTCTATCTTTAGTTATGCTTAACATCTTAAAAGCTAAAGAATGAAGTGTTTTGAAATATATTAAATCATGTTCTATACTTAATCCAAATTTTTCAGATGCTCTTGTTGCTGCTTCTCTTGCTGCTTTCTTTGTAAAAGAAAAATAACCTATCTCTTGTGGTCTTGTTCCACTCTTTATAAATTCATCAACCAAGTTTAATAATGTTGTAGTTTTTCCTGTTCCTGGTGGTCCTAATATTATTGTTTTCATCAGAAATGTTCCTCGTGATATTTAACTTGTGATATTGTTGGATCTATCTTCTTCATTGTTTTAATTTTAACCAATCTAGGTTCTTGACCTTTAATCTTTATTCTAACCTCTTCTATAAATATATTTTTCAATTGTTTTAATAAGTTACCTGTTTTTGTTTTATCCATTTCCCAATGATTCTTTTTGCAAAAATTAAAGAAGTCTTCCATTCTAAAGTATGTGAATTCTCTTCTATCATCTGTGTATGGAAGTTTATTAAATATATCATCCATCGTTCTTGCATTCTGTCTATTCGTAGTCCAATCTTGTAATAAAGATGTTATTTGATTCATTGGATCCAATGATTCTAAAGGTTCTACTGTTTGCATTTTATCTATTAATGGTTTTAAATAAAACTCTCTCCAAT